TTCGTTTTTTTTTTTTCAAGCCGAAGACGGCATACTAGTTTGCCTCTTGTCTCGTGGGCTCGGATATGTGTATAAGAGCCAGGTAGGTCGGTGGGGGTTGTGTTGAGGGCTCCGGCGAGGCGTTCGGTTTCGTCGATGGTGAGTCCGTGGCCGGCGTTGTGGAGGCGTCGGTAGAGGGTTGGGTAGGGGATGCCGGTCTTCCGGCTGGTTTCGGAAACCGAGAGGTTGGATTCTCGGAGTTGTCGGTTCAGGACCTCCGCGAGGCGGGCGGTCATCGGTGCGTTACCCATATGGATAACCTAGTGCTCCATATGGATCACTGGCAACTTCCTGGGAGCCGCGTTACCGAAATGCGATCTTGTTCTCCATATGGAATAGTGAACCCATGGCCAACATCGATAAGGACCCCACCAAAGGGCTGAATGCCGCCGTCGCCGCCGAACTCCGGGCCGAGCGCGTAGCCCAGGAAGTCACCTTCGATGACCTCGTGGAACGCGTCAGCCTCTCCAGGGCCACGACCTGGAGACTGCTCAACGCCGAGCGCCTCATCACCATCGAAGCCCTCGTGGAGGTCGCCGACGCCCTCGGCGTCAGCGTCCTGGAGATCGTTGAGCGAGCTGAGAAGCGAGTAGTCAAGGACGCACCCCCCCCCCGCCGAAGGGGGCGCCGCCACGCCCTAGCGATGGCGTAGCGCCCTAGAGACACAGAGAGGCCCCCACCGTCACGGTGGGGGCCTCTCTGTGTCGGGGTTAGGCGGTCAGTCCCAAGCGGGGAGCCACAGCCTCCAGGGCCTGCCGGGCCTGGTCCAGGTCGGCGTGCTGGTAGCCCATGGAGGTTGTGATCGCGGTGTGGCCCATGATGGCGATGACGACGGTGGCGGGCACGCCGGCGGCCATGAGGAGCGTCGCCGTCGAGTGCCTCGCCTCGTGGACGAGGTAGTAGCCGCCATCCTCCTTGTGGACGCCGGCGACGTCCTGGAGGGCGCGCCACGCGAGTCTGTCGTCCTTCTTGGACCATGGGCCGCCGTCGGGGCGCGGCCACACGAGCCCGTAGGGGGAGGCGGGGCACTGGTCGCGCCAGGCCGCCAGGGCGGCCGCCATCCAAGGCACGAGCGGCAGGACACGGGAGCCCGCCGCGGTTTTGACCGGCCCCAGGTAGTAGCCGTCCATCAGGTGCTCATAGGTGACGCCGTCGGTGCCGGTGACGTCCTCGGCGGCGGTCATCTCGACGAGCTGGCGGTCTACGGTGAGGGTACCGTCGTCGAGGTTGACGCGGTCCCAGGTGAGGCCGAGGCATTCGCCTTGCCGCATGCCTTGGAGGAGGGCGGCGACCCATCGGCTGGCGTCCTGCTCGGTGGCGAGGCGGCGGGCCCTGTGGGCGGGGGCGCTCATGGCGTCGGGTAGGGGCGGCCAGGTGTCTTTTTCGGTGGCGGCCTTCAGGAGGGTGGCGGCGTCGGCGGCGGGGATGGCCTGCCGCTTGGAGGCGGCGGCCTTGGGCTTGGGGGCGAGCATGACGGAGTCGGGGATGCGGTGGCCCTCGACGATTGCGGCCCTGAGGACGCGGTGGAGGATCAGCCGGACGTAGCGGATCGACGTCGACGACTTCCCGTCGCGCCTCATGGCGGCCTCCATCTTGCGTAGGTCGGTGACGGTGAGGTCGGTGAGGCGGCGGTGCCCGATGGTGGGTACGACCCACTTGCCGAGGAGGGCGATGTCATTCGAGTAGGTGCGGGGGCGGGCGGTCCGCTTGTAGTCGGGCGCCCAGGTGTCGATCCACGCTTTGAGGGTGGTTCGGGGATTGACGGCGGTGGACTGCTGTTCTGCGAGGACTTCGCGGCGGATGGCGCGCAGGGCGCGCTTGGCCTCGGCCTCGGTGGGTCGTGCGCGGGTGATGCGGCGTCGGCCGCCGGATGGCGTGTAGCCGGCTTCGACTGATGCGACCCATTTGCCGTCTTTGCGCTGGTAGACGGTGCCTTCCCCGTATGCCATCGGATAGCCCTTCCTGGTCGGCGGCTAGCCATTCGGCTAGCCATCTGTAGCCCAGGATAGCATATGAGGGGCTAAGCAGGTGCCCCATGTTTTGGCTTGATTCTGCGGTTTTCCGGTCGGGCTGGCGGGATTTGAACCCGCGGCCCCCTGCTCCCAAAGCAGGTGCCAATCCAAGGGCGACTCCCTGAAAACACTCACCAAACCGCCGACCAGCCATCCCAAAACTAGCCATCGACTAGCCATCTTTCCGAGACGCCGCACAAACCGCGGAATCAAGCCAAAAACGCACCCCCAGAGACGACGAAAGGCGCCCCTCCCACCCGGTCAGGCGAGAGGGGCGCATAGCCATCCGAAATGGCCATCTCAGTCGTCGGCGAGGTCCCCGATAGGGGTCTCCCCCGGGCCGCGCGGCAGGTCCCCCAAGGGCGCCCCACGGTCGAGGGCGATAGCGCGCGTACGTCGCGCGACGCACTCCCACTGGGCGGCCTCCCGGCGCGCCACCTGCAGGTCCGACTCGCGGCCCCGCCTGGCGTGCCACATGGCCCGGATCGCGGCCCCGACCTGGGTCACCAGGATCGATCCGAGGCCGCTGGTGATGATCGCGCCGATCAGCTCGGCTTTCTGCATCCGGGGTCCTCCCTTTCAATGGCGCGTGCTGCGGCGTCGGCCTCGATGGCTTTCGCTGCGGCGGCGCTGGTCTCGGCCTGCCGGAGCGCGGTGTTCGGCTCGCAGCCGGGCTCCCAGGTGTGGCCCCAGATTCGGGCCATCCGTTGACCGATCATGAGGAGGAGGGCGAGGATGATGCAGAATGGCCAGCCGGGCCAGTGGTCGGACGTGAGGGCGCGTGCGGCGTCCTCGACGGCGACGACGACGAGGCCGAGGGCGACGAGGGCCGCCGACGGGCCTTCCACGCCCCACCATCCCCGCCAAGCCGATGGTGCGCCGATAGCGCACCCGGACAGGGTGAGGAGGCAGCCCACGGTGACGTCCCACGGCTGGATCCGGGGTGCTCCCAGGATGAGGGCGACGGCTACGGCGACGAGCACGTAGGTCGCCGCCATCATCGCTGAGATCGCCCTGGGCTCGTGGAGCGTCCCCCACAGTCGGCGGCCCAGGCCCATCAGGCGGCCTCGTGACGCGGCTGGTAGTGGTCCCGGGTCTCACCGCCGGGGGTGATGATCCCAGCCCATCCCAGGATACTCACGCCACCGATCTTGATGCGAGACAGGGCCTCATAGGCAACCCACGCGAAGCCCAGGAACTTCGCGGCCTGGGCGGCCAGGACGTCAGCCTGGAGCGGGTAGGTGGACAGCGCCCAGGCGCCCACGGTGAGGACGACGGCGGCGGTGACGACGAGGGCGACGCGACGCCCACGAGTCCAGTAGGGGCGGTCCAGGGCCGCCTGAATAAGGGGCCACAGGGTGCCCAGGACGACGGTGGTAACGAACGGGTCAGAGAAGAGTGCCTTCACGTGTTTTCCTTTCGATAGGGGGTCACCAGAGGCGGCCGGAGTTCGCCTTGGAGTTGTTGAGGGCGCGCTGGAGCGCCCCGATGGTGGCAGTGCCAGGCTCGCCGTCGACCCAGTCAGCGAAGTCCCAGCCGTCGGGCAGGTACTCGCGGTGCCAGGCCATGATGAGGAACTGGAGCGTGCGCCACGTGTCCGCGCCGAGGACGCCGTCGACGTCGAGCGCCGGCGAGTCGTTGAGCGCCTGCTGCTGGTCCGGCTTCACCGCCGCGTTCAGGAACCGCTGCAAGCGCTCAACCGCCGGAGAGCCGTCCTCGTCCAGGACGCCATCAATAGCGGTCCCCATGACCTGCTGGAGACGGCCAATCGTCGCGATGCCAAAGACGCCGTTGCACACGAGCTCCGACTGCCCGTCACTCCGGTTCTTCTTCCCGGTGTACGGGCTCGCCGACGGCGCGGACGCTGCCGGGGCGGAGGCGGTTACCTGGCCGCCGCCGATCATCCGGTCCCATGCGGCACGGTCGCGCAGGCGATCAAAGTCGAGGTTCCCGCTGTAGCCGGGCAACTGACCGCACTGGGAGTACTGGTGTATGAGCGGCTGCCCCCAGTAGGGGATGCTCGGAACCGCCGGGTCGATGTATCCCATGTAGACGGTGTTGTAGTTCTCCGGGTCCGCGTACCAGAGAGGGTACTCGCGGGCGACTCCAGCCCAGTCGTAGCCGTTGACCGCAGAGTCGTTCATGTAGATGCCCGGCGTGGAGCCAGTCAGTGACCGCACCGTGTCCAGGAAGGTCTTCGCCCAGCCAGGACCCTGCTCGACGGCGTTGTCCTCCCAGTCGAGCCAGAGCGTGGCCTTGCCGACGTAGCCTCGCACGGCGTCCACGAAGTAGCGGGCCTGGGCGGCTGCGTCACCGGGGCGGGCGAAGTGGTAGAAGCCGAGACGCTTCGAGGATCGAAGGGTGTCCTGTGCCTGCGAGTCCTTGTAGGGGTTCGTGTAGTCGTCATCCTCGGTGGCCTTGGCGATCACGAAGTCCGCCCAGATGGGGGGAATGTACAGGCCGCTCTGATAGGACGACACATCGATCCCATGGGCGTGCGCTGGGGCGGCCGCGGGGGCCACCGGGGCCGGGCCGGGAGCCGACGCCTTCCCCTTCGCGAACTGGGGCCACTGCTGGAAGAACTTCGCCTCGTTGAAGCGGTGGCAGGAGGTCCACCGACCGGCCTGAGTGTGCGGGTGTGTGGAGTAGCGGGCGGTGCGGGTCTCCTGGCCAGTGGAGTCACCCAGGTAGCCGTCGATTGAGCCGTCCTCGGCGATCCAGGCCTCCGATTCGAGCGGGTCGTAGCCGTTCTCGACGATGACGATGACGTGCCCGACGCCGCCCTCGTTCGCCGCGGACAGGACGATGTCACCGACCTGGAAGCCACCGTCGGGGGTCATGGCCTCATTGGGCCAGTTGACCTCATCGAAGCCGCGGGCTTCGAGGCCGGCGCGGAGGTTCCCGGTCCAGTGGTCGTTGATCTCCGGGAGAGCGGCGTGGCCCCACGGCACGCCGTAGGTGTGGTGGAGCCCGTAGCAGACCGAGCCGGCGGCCAGGGAGGAGCAGTCCGCGTTCTGCGGCGACGAGACGTGCCCGTGAGCGTCGGCGTTCGCGTACCACGTGCGCCTGTCGGGCTGCGAGTAGCCGACGGGCTCGACGTCGCAGATCCGCCGAGCGATCTCAGCGGTGATCGATCCTACGCTCACGCGACGCCTCCCTGCTGGACCTCCCAGCCCGCAGCGAAGTTCACGGGGCCGGCCTTGAAGGGGCTGAGCCAGGCGCGGGCGACGTTCTTGTACGTCTTGCCGTCGACGATGATCCGCTCACCGGGGCCGACCAGGGCGTCACGCTGGAGGTCCTTGATGTTCTTCGCCTCGGTCGCGGCGGCCTGCTCGTAGGCGGTGATCCTCTGATCGACCTCGGCCTTGCAGTCGTGCAGGAGAGTGCGGCGACTGAATTCCGTGGAGACCCGCTCAGCCAGGCCATTGAAATCGTCGTCGGTCATGAATCGGAGGCCACGCTCAGACGTGTCCATGAATCCTGCTGCCATTATGCCATGCTCCTCGGGTTGGCTAGTGCAAATAGGGTGGAATAGGCGGAATCCCCGGTGATGGAGAAAGTGCCGCCCGTTCCGTACGCGCCGGTGAATCCTGCGCGAATCTTGGGGTCCTGACCGGCCGGGACGACACGAACACCAGTGACGGTGACGGACGCGCCCGATGAGTCGTTGGGGAAACGAGCCCGGTAGGGTCGATCCAGGAGATACACGGTGGCGTCGATATCGCCGGCCGAAACCCTCCCCCAGACCGTGAAACTGATTTGGACAATCCGGTCATAGGGGCGCACACCCAGGTCAACCTGAGCCGCCCCCGAGTACTGGTTATTTCCCAGCTTCAGGGTATTTGCGACGACGACGCTAGCCTCCACGGCCTGCACCTCATTGATCGGGCGCAGAATCCAGGTGGCTCCGTTCTTGGAGCCGTCGGAGCGGTAGAGGACGCCACCGATGTCCAGGTAGGCGGGGTGGGCTGCCGTGGGCGCGTGCCCGGCGGCCTCAGCCCTGCTGAGGATTTCCCGGCCCGCGGCGACGGACTGGGCGGGGAAGATGATCCCCGCGGCGTCCAGGGCGTTCGGCCACGCGGACAGGAGATCATCCCCCGCCTCGGGAATAGGGATTCCCTTCCAGTGATTAGTGGGCATTCGTCTCGCCTTTCACTTGGTGTAGGAGACTTCGATAGTCAGGTCATGCGACCAGTAGCCGTAACTGGCATTCCCCTTAGACTCGAAGGAAATGCCGCGGAAATAGCCGCCGCGCCAACTGTTCCACTGGTCTCGGGGAATCTGAATCCAACGGCCGTCACCGCGCCCCCAGCCGCCGGACTCATACCAGCGGTTACCGCCGCCGGAATAGGATCCGGGCGCGGACTGGAAACCGTGGGATCCGATGCTGGCGACGCCGGTCTGCCCATACCAGTGCTTTGCGTAGGCGTACACGCGCATATTCGTGATCGTCGCACCAGCCAGGTCCCCAGTCATATTCGGGAAACCAATCAGGGAGTTGTAGGTCCACCGCGAATAGGTGCCCTGCGGCATATTGTCAGGCCACTCAGAATCAGGGCTGCCATTCGAATACGCGCGCCACCAATTCGACCGGTACGTCTTGACATAGTTGCGTCGCGGCTGAGGCTGCGCCGCCGGCTTCGGGGCACCCAATATCACGGTGTGATTCGGCTGGACCGTCTTCTCCGGTGCCAGGCCGAGGTCCTGCACCAGCACATAGGGTGGCGGCAGGCTCGCGTCGCTCTTGGTCAGCATGACGCCCTCGGAGCCGTACGTGCTGGCTGCCAGGAACAGCAGCCGGTACGTGCCCGACGTCGACACCGTGAACGGCTGGAAGGGTGCGTGGCTGGTCTGGAGCTGGTTGCGGTTCTCCGAGACCAGGCGCACCCGGTACTCGAACTCGTCCTTCGCCCCGTTGCCGGCCGCCCACCCCTGCATACGGGCTTCCAGCATCGCGTTCTGCTTGACCGCGTACCAGGTCAGCATCGTGGTCGCCTGGTAAAGCCGGCCCGCTTCGAGGTCGACGACGACCTCGAACATGGAGTCGACCGATCTCACAATGTGGGTAGCGTTGGATCCCCAGGACCAGCACTCGCCCCAGGCGATCACGCCGCGCGGGAGAGCGTTCAGGGTCTCGGCCAGGTCCGTTCCACGCCAGGTGAGGCGGTCGACGACTGAGAGGGACTGCGCGGTCACTTCGCCGTCGCCGGTGATCGTTGCCTTGGCGAGCCCGTCGGTGCCGGTGATCGACAGGAAGTCCTGCCCGGCCGTCCCTAGGGTCACTACCTCGCTCGGCTGGCCGCCCACACTCTTCACCACGTGCAGCCCGGTGTGGTCCATGATCGCCGCATCACCGGAGGGGTCACCGGCGACGATCCGCGTAGACAAGCGGATCGTGTCAGCCAGCAGTTCCCCGGTGATCCTCGCCTGCCCAGCCTGGAGCATCTGCGTCGTCACCTTGGCGAACGTCGCGACCTTCGCCCACAGTTCATCGCTGGCGGTGATCTTCGGGGCGGTGACCGCGCCGTCGCCCAGTTGGACGTTCCCGACCGAGCCGGGGACGAGGACCTTGCCGGCGACCAGCATGTAGTCCTGCCAGGTCTTCGCGGCGGCGGACCAGACTTTGACGCCGGTGGCCTGCTTGTCGGCCCCGGTGACCACCCACAGGTCCCCGTCGACGGGGGAGTCTGGGGCGGTGGCTGCGACGGTGACGCGACCGATAGCCCGCTTCAGGGCGTTGGCGGCCGCCTCACCCGACGTCGTCGCGGCGTCCTTCGCGGCCTTGACCTCCTCGGACAGTTGCTTCTGCGCCGCCTCGATCTCCGCCTTGGCGGCGTCAAGCTCGGCCTTCGTGCCGGCCGCCTCCAGGGCGATCCGGCCCGTCGCGCCCGTCGCGCGCGCCTGACCGCCCTCGGGGAGCGCGGCAGGGCTCACCACCTGGTAGACGCGGCCCGTCCCGTCCTGGAGGCAGACGCACTCAGCGCCGATAGCGGTGACTCCGCCGTCGGCCGGGGCCACGACCTCACTCACCGGGTCATCCGCCGGGAGTTCCACGCGGACCATGCCGCCATCCATGACGTCGAGGACGCGGCCCGTGGCCCACGTGCCCGCTTGCGAGCCACTGCCGTAGGACGCCTGCTGCGACGCGACAGCGGCGCGCGGGGAGGGCTTGCGGTCGATCCACAGATTCGGTCTCACCATGACAACTCCTCCACGTCGACTCTCATCTGCCCGCCCGGCTTATCCACCGGCAGGCTGTAGGCGACGACCTTGCCGACGATGACCTCCCCGGCGTCGGTGTGGACGGCGATCACGTCGCCGGCCTCCAGGCGCGGGTCCGGGGCGATCTCCACCTGCCGCTTCGACGCCGGCGACAGGGCCGTCTCCATGTTCGTCAGCGCCGCCTTCTGGACGGCGCTCTTGCTGGCTGCGGCGTTGAACTCCTTGCGCTCAGTGACCTGCCCGTACACGCTGGGCTCGTAGGGCCAGGAGGTCGCTGTGGCGACGCCGGTCCACTTCACGGCGGGCTTCTTGTCGTCCGACTGCTGCGGGGAGCCGACGACGACCCACCGGTTCGGGCGACGCTCCACGCTCTTCCTGGGCGCCTCGATGAGCATGTCCCTGCCCGTGTAGCGGGCCACCGGGTTGCGGGCAGTCGCCTGCGCCCACAAGTGCAGGCACCCGTCAGACTTCACCGCCCAGCTGATCCCCCTGGGGTGACACAGGTCCCGGATCGCCTCAGTCCTGCTGTGACCCCACTGCGTGGACGCGGGCACCAGTGGGTTCGGGGTCCCCGGGTCCAGGACCACCGGGAGCGTCCCGGCGAGCCGCTGCGCCTCAGACAGGACGGTCGCCCCACGTGGTGGCGATGACGGCCACGCCATCGGGTCCTGCTCCAGCACCTGGAGCAGGTCCAGCGCCTCGACCTTGACCTTGCCGGAGGCGTCTTCCTCCCAGGACTGGTGCTGCCACCATCCGAGGTCGACCTCGTCGCGGCCGGCCGGGGTTTCGAGGACGGCGATGACATGACTGCACTGCCCGAAGTTGTTGAGTGGGCTGGCCGGGCTGGTCGGCACCCAGGACGCGGGGCACTCGTAGGTGAGTTTCCCCGGCACGACACGGTCGGACGCCCAGTCGATCTGCACGTCCTCGCACGGGATGTCCAGGGCGACCACAGTCCGCCCCAGGTGGACGTCGATACGCGCCCCGATGGCGACGGGCCCGGCCAGCACCTCAGTAGACGGCCCCGGTCTCATGGCATCCCCTGGATACGCTTGGCGACCTCGATAGCCGACCACGTCTGCCAGCCCGGTTCGTCGGGGTGCGCCTCCCCGTAGTCGGCCCACTCACCCCACGTGGTCACCGGGACAGCCCCCATCGGGGAGTCCTCGGCGCGGGGCTCGTGGGCCGTCCACTTCACCGTCAGCTCGATCAGATCATCGATGAGGCGCTTCCGGGAGACGCCGGTGACGATGACCATCCTCGGAGGCACCCCGGCTGTCGGGGCGGAAGGGATGAGCATGATCGGGTGGTGCGACTGGAGCACCCACCAGACGTATGCCTCGGCGTCCGGGTGGCAGGCGATGACGCCGCTGCCCGTCTCGGGCTCATCCCGGAGCGCCCACCGGGTCACCCCGCCGACGCGCTCCACCTTCGCCGACCACTCCACGGGGTCCTCGTTGGACACGTAGATGAGGCCGGGTGCGCTGCGGCCGTCCCGGCCGGCCACGTAGACGCCGTACCAGTCCCCGGCGGGGCGGGTGAGGGTGACTTCATCCTCACCCGCCCGGTAGACGGTCTCGACGCCAGGCGCGGCCAGGCCGTCAGCCACGAGGTGCTGCCCCTCCCCGAGGCGGGCCAGGACACGGTCACCAGCGGTCACCGTGGCCGGCCCGTCCACGAGGAGGGACGGGAGCCCAGACGTCGTGCCGATCCACCCAGTGAGTGCCATCCTGGCTCCTCTCAGTCGTTGCGTGACGCCTCGACGGCGACACGCTCAGCCTCGACGCGCATCCGGCCGACGAGCGCCCCGTCGACGTCGCGCACCTCCAGCACCGAGGGCGTGTTGCCGCCCTTGCCAAGGAGGGAGTCGATCTTGGACCACTGGCCGCCGGTGAAGACGGGCTCCGGGCGCCCGGTAGCGTTGAGGACCGTCGTCAGCCCCGGCTGCAACAAGCCCCCGGAGTCGAACTTGTAGAGGCCGGTCGACGGGGACCCGTAGATCGGGGTCTCGCGGACAGGGATCCCGAACGTGGGGGCCTCAACCATCCGGCCGCCACCGGAGGCGATGGCGATGTGATGCGCCGGATACCCCCAGAACAACAGGGTCCCGGGCGTGTTCAGAGACCCGCCGGGAGTGGAACCCGCCTGATACCCGGCGGCCGTCAGACGGGGAATCTTGCTCCCCATCTGGTGGGCCGCCCAGTAGACCAGGCCCGAACAGTCCACGCCGGGCGGGATGCTCGATCCACCCCACACGTAGGTCGCGCCGATAGCCTTCCGGGCCGCGTTCACGATGTCGCTGGCGGCCATCGTCGCCGTCTTGCCCTTCAGCCACTGGCCGAAACCGTCAACCCACTTCCCCGGCAGCGCCCCCGCCACGTCCTTGAAGAAGCCAGAGCCGGGCAGCCCGGCCATGGCCGCCTTCATCGGGACGCGAAGGAGGTTCTCAACCGCACCCAAGGGGTCGGAGATGATCGAGGAGACCGCATCCGCCGCGCTGGAGACCCAACTGGTTGCCGCGTCCCAGCCTGCGCTGGCTGCTCCCTTGATCTTGTCCCAGATACCGCCGTCGGCGAAGGCTGCGAACTTCGCGCCCGTGTCTCCGCCGGGGATGTGCGCCCCGCTCGAACCCCGTGCTGCGGCGTTCATCCGGTGGACGGCGGCGGGGCCGCCGACCGCCTTCACCCACTCGGGCCGCATGATCGCCTCGCCACCGGACAGGGCGATAGCGCCACCACCATCCGGGCTGTAGAAGTGGTAGATGTCCCGCCCTGGCGAGTAGCCGGGTAGGACGCCACCGGAGGCGTACCCGGGGATGCCGGAGACCGACGGGAGCCTCAGCGACAGGCCCAGTTTCTCCGCAATGGAGTCGGCGGTCTTCTTGATGCCGTTCATGTAGACCGTGTTGATGACGAAGTTGATCGGCTTCGCAGCAACCGACTTAACCCCATCCCATACGGTCTGAATGCCGGCCTTCATGTTCTCGAAAGCCCGCTTGATATTCGTGGTGACCGTGTCGAAGATCGGCTTGACCGTGTTCTGGAACCAAGACACGACCGTGTTGATCGTGGACTTGATGCCGTCCCAGATGGTCTTCAACCCGCCCCACAGGAGGTCGGCACCGGACTTGATGCCGTTCCACACCGCGGAGATGACGGGCTGCACATAGGTCTGGAACCAGGAGACGACCGTGAGCACGCTCGCCTTGATCCCGTTCCAGATCACGACGATCCCATTCCAGAGGAACTGGGCGCCCACCTGGATTCCGGTCCACACCGCGGAGATGACCGGCTGGATGTAGGCGGCGAAGAAGTCCGCGACGAGCTGGACGGCCGCCTTGATCCCGTTCCAGATCGTGACGATGCTGTTCCACAGGAACTGGGCGCCGATCTTGATGCCCTCCCAGACGGCGGCCAGGACGGGTGCCACATAGGCGTTGAACCAGTCCACGGCCACGCCGACGGCGGCCTTGATGCCGTCCCACACCCAGACGATGCCCGCCCACAGGTACTGCGCGCCGGTCTTAATGCCCTCCCAGACGGCGGCGAGGACAGGCCCAACATAGGTGACCACCCAGTCCACGACCGTTGAGATCGCGGCCCACCACATCTGGAAGTACAAGACGACGGCGGTAGCCAGGACCCATACAGCGACCTTGATTCCCGTCCATACGCCAGAAAGGACCGGGCCGACGTAGGTGGAGATCCAGTCCACGACCGTCGAGATCGCCGTCATGATCCCGCCCCAGACGGCGCTCACCGCGCCGCTCAGGACCGACCAAACGCCACTCAGGACGCTCACCGCACCCGAGATGGCGGGAACCACGTAGGAGGTGAAGAACCCGCTGACGGCGTTCCACACCGTGTTCCAGACGGCGCTGAGCGCGTTCAGGGTCGCGTCCCAGTAGGGGGCAATCCAGTCCAGGAATTTCTGGAACTCGTCGGTGATCGCCGCCCATGCTTTCTTGCCCGTCTCCGTCTGGGTGAAAAACCACGTCAAGGCTGCGACAACGGCGATAATGGCCGTCGCGATGAGAATGTATGGGTTCGCCTCGGACACCACGTTGAAAGCGGCCTGCGCCTTCTTCGCGGCGTCCACGGCCTTCTCCATAGACTTTAGGCTGGTCACCCACTTCAGGACGCTGCCGGCCTGCTTGATCGCGTCAATCGCCTGCGTCGCCTTGTGGAGGGTCCAGAAAGCGCCCGCGGCGGTACCGACGGTGACAGCCAGGGTTGAGAGCATCCCCTTGTGCTCGATACCCCAGGAGGTCGCGGTCAGGATGGCGTCGCCGACCTTGACAATGGCGTCGCGCAGGCCCTCCAGGAAGCCGGTCAGTGGTGAGTCCGGGTCGAGCCCGAACAGGGGCTTGTCCGTCTCCCCGGTGAAGATGATCTCCGTGATGCCCTGCACTGACGGGATGAGCGTGTCGTTGATCCAGGTGCCGGCCTCGATAGCGGCGTCGCGGACGTTGAAGAGGAAGTCCACCAGGGCGGAGTCCTCTTCGAGTCCGAAGAGCGAATCGGGTCCCTGGTAGTCGCCTGAGAACAGGATGCTGGCGACGCCCTGGATCCCGGGGATCAGGGTCCCGGTGATCCAGTCCCCGGCCGCGCGTGCGGACTCCCCGATCTTGAAGAGGAAGTCAACGATCCCGCTGTCCTCTTCGAGGCCGAAGGCTTTGCTGGAGCCGTCGAACTGGCCCTTAGCCAGGATGTCCCAGACGCCCTGAATGCCGGGGATGAGGTTGTTCTGGATCCAGTTGAACGCGCCCTCGGCCCCCGACGCGACGTTCCCCATGAAGTCCGTCAGGGCGGGCTTGATCTGGTCGACGATCCCCATCGCCCCAGACACCAGCGCGGCTTCGAGATTGCCCCAGGCGCCCTCAATCGTCTTGGTCGACGTCGCCGCCTCCTTGGCGACATCCGTCATACCAAGGTCCATCACCGCCGCATTGAATTCCTCGGCGGTGATCTCACCCTTCTCCATCGCCTCACGGAAATTGCCGGTGTAGGCACCGGCCTGGAGGAGGGCCTGCTGGAGTTTCCCGGACGCGCCGGGAACGGCGTCGGCGAGCTGGTTGAAGTTCTCGGTGGTGAGTTTGCCTTGCCCGGCGGTCTGGGTGAGGACCATTCCGACGGACTTGAACGTCTCGGCGTTTCCGCCGGCGACGGCATTCAGGTTTCCGGCGGCCTCGGCGAGTTTGTCGTAGCCCTGGACGTTGTTGGATGCCAACTGGGCGGTGATCGACTGAATATCGGACAGGCCGTAGACGGTCTTGTCGGCGTACTCTTTCGTGCTCTTCGTGAGCCGATCAACGTCGGCCGCGGACTTACCTGCAAAGCCCAGCGTGTTCTTGAACTTGTTGGTCGCGTCGGAGGCGTCGATGGCCTGCTTCGCGATGTCGGCGAAGCCCGCACTGAGGGCGACGGTGCTGGCGACTGCAAACGCGCCGGCAGCGATCTTCCCGACCTTGCGGAACGCGCCCCCCAGGCCGGAGACGATGCTGCGCTCAGCCGGCCGAGTGTCAACGTCTCCCAGGGCTTCTTTGAGTTGCTGGGAGATGGCTTTGGTGGAGAGGGCCACCTGGATCCAGGCTGTGCCGATGGTGTGTCCAGTGGGCTTGCTGCCAGCCATTCAGGCCCTCCTCTATATGCTGGGAGGCCCCACAGCGGCGTGCTGTGGGGCCTCCCCTCTTGTGGTTATGTGCTGGCCTGGGCGGCCAGTTCTGGGTGCCTGGCGAGCCAGCGGCGGGCCTTAGCGTCCTGCCGCTCCTGCGCCTCCCGCGCCTTCTGCTGCCAGCCCGGTTCGGGCGGCTGCGGAGGCTTTGGCAGATCGGACTGCTTGGCCCCGACGGCGGAGGCGATGTAGCAGCAGATCTGCCAGGCGGCCATCCTGACTGCGGTGACCTCATCGGAGAGGGCGACGTCCCCACCCATGGCCCTCCCTAGGGCTGAGCCGGGCGGGAGCCCCCGGATGAGGACCAGTCTGTCCCTTATACCCATC